GTACTTGCCCCTGGGCTTTAGTCTAATCGAAGTCATCCCTGGTTCGCATCCTTGGTTGTGTCCGGGATGCTCCAGGTGACGGAGACCGGCGTGACGATCTCCCCCTGGACGTGCAGGCCGGCGATGGTGGCGACGTCCACCGCGGCTATCTTCATGCCTACCTGGCGATCTGTCCCGCCCGCCCGCAGGATGCCTTGCACCTTCTGGGCTAAGCGTTCCAGCAGATTATTGCGCCAGGTCTTGAGGGCGTCGCGCTCGACCTCCGCGCTCGTGGTCCGATCTTCCCAGAACTTCACACGCATGAGGGCAATGTTGAGGTCGTGCTCGACCGTCTTCAGATTCTCCGCGAGCTCCTGATTCGCCGTGAGCGTCACTGCCATCCGAGCCTCCGCGCTCTCGGCGCGGAGACCAGCTCCCGCGCTCTGGCGATTGGCGACGTCCAGCATCTTCTTGAGATCCTCGACCTGGTCCTCGAGCCGTATCTGCTGCTCGTCGATCGCGCCCCGCTTCAAGTGGTACGCCTCTGCCATGATCCCGAGCACCCGGCCGTCGAGCGTGGCGCGGGCGGGCCCAATACCGGATTTGTAGTGGAGGATCAGGTGCCCATCGAGCCGACCTCCGCCGGTCTGGATGTTCCGCTCCTGCACATAGACGTACCCCATGCCCTTGGAGCGGTACCACTTTCCGGGCTCGAAGGGCAGGATGTCTTTGGACGGGGCCTGTAGCGTCTGCTCGACCTGGGCGTTGGCTGCTGCCTCGAAGACTTGCACCGCCGCGCGCCAGTCCCCCCACAGATGCGGATCGATAGACAGGTTGGCGGCACGGACTGTTTTGACGAAGGCGTTGCGCGCGGCGCGCGAGGTTTCGTCGTCAAATTTGATTGTCGTCATCTGGCCTTCTCCTTCAGACGAAGTTGTTCATGAGGTTGCGACCCTTCGTGGTCAGACTCAGAAAGACCGACCGCTTGTCCTCGGGGTCATCCTTCCGCTCCACCCAGCCGAGCTTGACGAACTTGTCGGCCGACCGCGTGACCGCGGGGCGGTGGATCTTGAGCTTGGCTGCTACGCCCCGGACCGTCTTCGGGTCGCCGCGCAGGGCGAGCAGGATGGCGAGCTGGCACACCGTGAGACGGTCGTGCTTCTTTTCGTGGAGGTAGTCGATGGCGGGGGTCAAGGCGTGTATTTCAGACATAGTTTGGGGCTCCTTTAGCGCCAGGTGTTGCGGCGGTGTCGATCGCGGCGCCCGCGCAACAGCCAGCCAATGATGAACCCCTCGATCGGGGCAGCTTTAATGAGGACCGCGACGATCACGGTGGTGATGATAATGGTGGAGGCCATTGCCCTGTCTCCGGGTGGCGGGGCGCCTGTCTCCAAGCGCCCCGGGTGGTTAGCGTACCGGCTGCTGGGGATATTGCGCTTCGCGCGCCGCCTGGCGAGCTCGGTTGGCTGCTGCAAGGGCCCGCTTCTTAAAGTACCCCTTGCAGTTGCCGATCGTCGCCAGCAGCAGAACCAGGCTGACCGGCGTCCAGATGAAGCTGACCGTGGAGGCGAACCCCGTGGAGTTCCGGTTCATCATCACGGCCGAGTAGAACTGGCCGGCCATAATCAAAAGGGCCAGGATGTAGTAGAGCCACTTCGGAAAGGCCAGACCGATGAACGGGATCTCGATGTCCGCCTCGGTGACGTCGATTCCGTCGTTCTCCAGGAAGATCGAGAGGACCGAGACCACCGCCAGGGCGATCGCGGCGTAGCTCGCAAACTGGTAAATGGTAGAGAGGTTCCCAGTCGTCGACGTATTTTGCACGAACCATTCAAACCCCACCACCCCGAAGAAGACGGCCATGATGAGGTAGTAAATCGCATTAGATGCTCGGGTCATTGTTCTTTGTTCCATGTTGTTGCCGCTTGAAAGATCCCGCCAGGCTGCGGCATCGCCTGGCGGTAAATGGTTTGTGACTTAGACGGCGCCGTCGGTGTGCGTGCTCAACCAGGCGGGGTACCCCTGATGGGGCATCTCCCCTTTTATGACGACCGGCATAATCGTGCCGACCGCATCCAGGCCCTGGGAGGTCGACTCTACGTGGAAGGCGCCGGGCCCATCGTGCTCGGGGAAGTCGAAGCGAATTCTCGCAGTCTTGTTGCCGGTCAACTCCTGGGCGAACTTTGAAACCCGTCCGAGCAGCTCGGCGTTAAATGCGGCCCCGGTGCGCTTCGCGCCGAGCCGCGCGATCACGCGCTGGTATTGCGGGTACGTCGCGTCGATCGCTGCCTGGTCCCCAATGTAGGCCAGGTCGCTAAACGCCATGTCTTTAATGGCCGGAGTGCTGTCGAAGCCCAGGGCCACCTTGAACCCGGCGCCCTGCTGCTCGTACCGAAGGTTGGCGCTCTCCCTGGCGGCCTTCAGCGTGGTCGCGATCTTCCCTTTAACAGTCGGAGCGAAGTCGCGGAACTTCCAAATCTGGGCCGGCCCTTCGGCGTAGCCTTGCTCGTCACGCAAGGTGACGAGGATGTCGCCGTCGGTCGCGACCAGCACGATCCCGCCGTCCGCATGCGGTTGGATGAAGATGCCCTTTATGTAAGGGCGTGCTTCACTGGTGGAGGCGATGATGTCCATTGCGCGCATGACATGCGGGCGGACGGTCGCGAGCGATGTCTTGGGCACCGGCGCCTGCTGCGTGGAGACGTCGACTTTGACGATGTTCTTCGGTTTGGTAGCCATAGGGATTCCCTTTCTGGGAGTGTGGTGTTTGGAAATTAAAGGTCTTGGCCGGCGGGCCGGTCCGCCTGCTCTGGGGTGGCCTGGCGTCGCGCCAGCTCCTGGCCCCAGGCTTCGGAGATCGCCTGGCTGCTCACCGGCTTGGCTGCCGGCGCCGGCAGGGCTGGGGTCTTCGGGCGTGCCTCCAGGGCCGGGTCGCTGTTGAAGGGGATCCCCAGGTCCTCCGGGGCCCACGGTGATCCCCTGGACACTAGTCCAGCCAGGAGGGCTCGCGTCATCGCCGTCCTCATGTCGAACGGGCCCCATGTGGGGGATGGCATCGGGCCGGCATCAGGCACGATATGTCGGGTCAGCATGTCGCTTAGCACGCGGGGGGGTTGGGCGGATCGCCATGTCGCTCGGCATGCGGATGTGCATCGGGCCGGTCCCGCCAACCAGCGGGGCCAAAAGCCGCGCCCACCTGTCGAGGTTCTCCACCATAACCGCTGGCGGCATCACCTCGACCACGCCTCTCACGGTTGCCATGTCATCCAGCACCATGCGCACCGCCGTGCAGAGCTCGTCGATCTGGGCCGGCGTCATTCTGGCCACACCATCCATTCGGCGCGGGGGAAGCGATCGCCGAACGGCGCCCAGTTCGACCCCCGCTCCACGACGAACCGAAAGTCGAGCGGGTTCTCGGGTGGGATGATGTAAGCCTGCAGGACTTTGGCTTTCACCTCGTCCTCACCCTCGGCGATGATCGCGGCGCAGATGCTGGGCGCCCCATCGCCACCACGATTCCCAGATACCCACCAGGGGTAGTGAAGCTCGATCTCGCCACCGCCTGGCGGATGCCACCAGAAAACCCAGAATCGCCGCCCAACGAGCGCGACCGGGTTGCGTTTGGTCTGCTCGGGGGCGTCCTCCCATGTACTGATCTCCTTCAGAGCATCGCGGGTCTGGGTGTACTTCTCCTTGCGCAGCTCCATGGCGATGTAGTCTTTCTGCATCGGCCATGACGTCATCTTCTGGAAACACAAGCGCAGGATCTCCGCCTGCTCGAGCGAGCTCGCCCGCGCGAAAATGTCCGCGAACGACTCCGCATCTACCTCGATGAAAAATGGCCGGCTGGCGTCAATACGAACGGGTATAAAGGAGTTCTCTTTAGCCGACATGGGTCGCGCCCCCATGATCCTTGGGCGTCAGTGCTGCTCGGACATCGTCGAGCGCATCTTCGAAGTCGAGCGCTATCGACCACTGCTCAATCATACCGGCGAGCTCCGCCATGTCCTTCGGGGTAAGTGGCTCGGCCTGCTTGGCCTGTCGCTGGAGCTTGTGAGCCATCAGGGTCATGCTGAGCCTGGTGATATCTCTATTAATGTTCACGGTGATCCCCTTCTTTGGGTTGGTTGTGGTCGACGCCTTCTTAACCCTCACTCACGTCGTTGTAAACCTGCATCAATGCAATATCTAATCCAAAACCCCCAGAACCGAGAGCACCGCGCTCCGCACCTCGGCCGGCGGTAGATGGCGGTCGACGATTGGATTGCTTTCGAAGTAGCGCACGGCGTCGCCAAGGTTTCCGAACAAATACGCGGCATCCAGGACGGTTAAGACCAGGACGCCATCGGGCAACCTGGTGAGCTGAAACCCACCAGGCCCGTCGAAATAGAAGGCTGTCGTCACTTGCCGCTCTTGTGCTTATTCAGGTGCTCGCGGATCTGCACCATCGTTGCCTTCTCCCAGTGCTCCCGGTTGCGCACGATGTAGAAGCGATCGCGCACCGAGGGCGTTGCCACCGGCGCCCCGTCATTCACCTGGGCGAACCCGGCCCGCGTCATCTCGCGACCCATGCCAGCGGCCGTCACGCGCGTCGTCCCACCCAGGTCGTAGATCTGGACGAGCTCCTTGTTCGAGTAGAGGTCCGCCGGCAGGGGCGCCTGGCCGAGCTTGAGCACGCTCTCTGGCGCGTCGCGCAGCTGGCGGACCCAGGCGCCCAGGTCGGAGAGCCCGTCCATCGTCATGCGCTCTTTGGCCTTCGTCCGCATGGCCGGCGCCGCGGGGTTGAACAGGTCGATGTCCGGCAGGTTCACCAGATAGTGGAAGAGCGCCGCGGCGCCGCCCTCGAAGCGCAGCCAGGAGTCGTACTCGATGTAGAACTCCTCATCGAGCGGTTTGACCTTCACCTCGTGGACGAAGTAGCGCCGGTCGCTGTCCTCGAGGTAGAGGGCGTCGATCGAGTTCGACGTGAACAGGTAGTTCAGGCAGTCCGGCAGCTCGTACTCCGGCACGTACTTCGCGTTCACCCGCAGCGCCTTCTGGGTGATCATCTTCTTCATGACGTCAGCATCTTCGCGCTTGTTCGAGCCGGTGATGTCGTCCGCCAGGATGAATTGCTTCTCCTTGGCCCAGGCATTGAAGCTGCCGTGGAGGTCGTCCTGCTTAATCTCGGAGAAGTTGCGGCCATAGACCGCGCCGAGCGAGTAGCCGACCTGGGATTTCCCGGTGCCGTGGTGGATGCCGTAAAGGATGGCGGCCGTGAACAACTTCGTGCCTGGGTACTTCAACGGGTAGGCGCACCAACGCAGAAACCAGTCCTTCGCGCCCGGCTCCGCGCCCGTGAACAAATGATCGATCAATTTCAGGAAGGGTTTCACGCTCCCCTTCTTTGGCTCCACGCCCCAGCCGGGCCAGGTGTTCACCATTGCGGGCTGGGCTGGGATGCGTGGCGTCCTGTCCGTCGCCTCCACGGCCTCGACCGCGTCCAGGAGCATCACGTCGCCGGGCTTGTAGGTGAGGCGGGCTCGGTTGTGCCGGAGGGGCCAGGAGATCCACGCCTTGGTTAAACCCACCTTCTGGTAGGAGACCTTGCCTCCTGGGGTCAGCACCTTCTCCTCGTATTGCTCGGTCGAGTATTTGGATTCGTGGAAGGCCCGGGTCTGCATGATGTTCATCCCGTCGAGGGCCACCACAATTCCAGGGTTGTCGATGTAGACGACCTTCTCGTTCAGCGCGAATAAATCCTCCGCCGAGGTGATGGGCTCCGAGGAGCTGCGCAACAAATCAACCAGGCGGTCCGCCGACCGCGCCACCAAGAAGTCGTCGAGCCCGGTTTTGTCGGATCCGCTCTCGAGCGGTGCGAGGTGGACGAAATGCGGGAGTGCTCCGAGGCGGCACAATGCTTGCCCGAGGTCGTTCAATGCCAGCACAACGTTGGGGTTGTCGGTGACATCGGAATCAAAGATAATGTGGACGCGGCGCTTGATCCAGTTGATCGCTTTCAGCTCGGGCAGGAGTAGGTTGTGGCCGAGGCTCCTGCCCTTGTAGCTGTTGACGCCGCCCAGGCCGATCGTCGCAAACCCTTCCTTGCATGCTTTGGCGGCCTTGAGCTCGCCCTCGGTGATGATGATCGTCTCGCGGGGGTCGTCGAACACGGCCGGCCAGTTGATCGAAGGCATCCGAGGAAAGTAAGCGCAGACCCCAGCGCCCCCCTCCTGCATGTACTTGGCTGGCTTCTTCTCATCCCCCTTCAAGGCTGGCACCATAAGGTACCGGACTCTGAAAAACTGGGGCCAGGTCGGGGCGGCCGCCAGAGGTTCTCCACGCGGATCCCAATACGGGATTTTTAGGCTGGGCACGAAAGCAAAGTTAGGGCCGATCAGCTTTGTGGTCTGGGCCTCCAGGGCGCTCATGCCCAGGTATATTGCATCCTGCTCGTCGAGACCCGACGAGGCCAGCTTATCTAGCGCCAGTTTCCGTGCTTCCGGTGAGGCCGAAGCAAATGTCGACGCACTCGGTGTCGCGGTCGACACCGATTTCCTTTTAGCCATGTATCAGTCCTTTAGCGTGCGGTTTTACGGGTGATCTTCTTGGCGGCAGCAGAAGCAGGAGCCGGGTCCTTCGCACCGGACTCTTCGACGAATTGCTCGATCAGATTGGAGATCACCCACTCGCCAGGACGTGCTGCGCGGAGGGCTTTGCGGTATTTGACGATAGCCAATAAGGGGGCAGATGAATACTCCCCCGGCCGGGTGACCGTGGAGACCATGCCCTGCTGGTAGGGGTCATTGCGCCTGATTTCACCCTTCCCTTGGGAGAACAGGATGCGCAAATAGGGCTCCTTATCCTGCAGTCGACGGACCAAAGAATCCCACCCGACGACCCTCTCCTGGGCACCGCCCTCCTCTGGGGTGAGCCAGAAAATCTCGCGCATGCGTCGCTCATCTGGCGCCGAGATAGGCGTTCCGTGGAGATCCTCCGCCGCTCTGCGCGCCTCGCTCTCGGCGCGTGCACGTTCGATGTTCTCGTCAAACACGGGAGCCCGGGTGACGTCTCGGCTGTAAAGCAGGAAGTCGATCTCGGCCAAGGTGTTTCGAAGTTCTTCGTTGGGCGCTGACATATTGTGTACTCTCGCCTCGTGCAGCTTCTGGCGGAGTTCGAAGGAGTCGACATCGTTTAACATAGGCACGCGGCACCTCGCTCTTGGTTGGTTAAAGGTTTCAGGGTTTTATAGGGGTAGACTAAGGTTTATGTAAACCTTTAAGAAATAAAAGCTTTGAGATGCGTTTTTAAGATTAAATTCCTAGAATCGTTTCGAAGCACACAATCACACGAAAAAGCCCTTATAAATTCTCTTAATACGATTCTATCCTTTTTAGTAAATATATTATAATAGAAAAGAGGACTTTTTGACCCCCTTTTTTCGTGTGATTGTGTGCACGTCAACATTGCTGCCCTACTTAGGGTCTTTTTGGCGATTTTTTCGGCCGTTCTGGGGGCCGTTGACGTGGTGCTCCGCGCGTGGTTTATTACGTTTGTGTTCTGGGCGTAGTGCCTGAGCCGATTCGAGGAGATACCCTGATGCGGAACACCCGCCACGCCGATAATTCCCACGCTGGGAGAGTGCGAAGAGACTTAGAAAGTTCTGGCGTAAAAACCCCTTATGTCAGAAGGGATCGGGACGGCACTTTTCTAGTTTGTTTTGAAGATTACAGTGACTCAGCCAAGGTTCGACGAGTGCTTGCTACATTAAATGCCCGTACTATCTCAGGGGTGCTTTTTGAGTCTCACGGTTCTCTTAGGGAAATCCTAGAGGTTTGCGGGCAGGGAGAGGTTCGGGTTTGCTTCCTGGGGCGTGGGTTGACGCCTAAGACCCCTTGGGGCGCAGAGTGAAGACTCTGCCCGAATTGCTCCGGGAGATCGGGTGGAGCCCGCGATACTTTTCGGAGTACCTCGGTGTAAACGACCGGACTGTTCGACGGTGGTCTACCGACCCCCTCTACCCCATCCCGGACAACGTGTACGCGTGGCTCGATATGCTCGCGGAGGTGCGGCGTGTCTGCCCGTTCCCCGAGGGTTGGATGCACACGCGGGAGCCTCTGACCATGACGATGGTGGTCCGCCCTACTTTCCGGGATTGACACGCTGATTTTTCGTGATATCCGTAATACGGCCGGCCCAGACTATCGGGTCGGTTTTTCTGGCCCACAACTTGGATATTAATCGCTATACTGACAAGCATGGAACCCCCGGAGGCGCCGACTGGTCGGCGGGTCGTGAGGACTGGGTTACAGGGTCAGGTAGACGTTCGGGAGCCCTTGGGCAGTCGCCAGCTGCTTAACCTTGGGTCTACCTCGAACGCCATCGGCTCTTTGGAGGAGGCCCAACCGGCCCAAGTCTGGGGGCTGTCCGGCCGCTGGTACTGCGTTCAAGCGTATCCCGAGCTGGTGATTCAGGCGTATAACGCCTTGGTTGCGCAGAACTTAACCACATTCGTCCCTCTTTTCCGCAATCGGGCCGGCATCGTCGAGCCTATGTTCGGGACGTACTTCTTCGCGAATTTTGACCGGGATAGGGATACCTGGGAGCATATCTTCCACATGGAGAGTGTCTACCGGATCCTCTCGCTCTCATCGGCATCCCCCAGCCCGCTACCTACAGGTGTTGTCGAGAACCTTATTGACAGAACGGGGCTTAGCGGGGTTGTCGATGAGCGTAGGCTTAAGGGTCTAGTACAACCTACTTCTAAAACATCCAGGCCCCGCTTCAACCTTTCCGATTTCCTCGGAAAACCGTTGCGCGTTAAGGACGGCCCTTTCACCTCGTTTCATTGCGTCGGCGTCGCGTCGACAAAGGATCGTATCCGCGTGCTGCTCGACATCTTCGGGCGCACGAGCGAGGTCGATCTCCGCTTCGACCAGCTGGAGCTGGCGGAGTAGCTTCTCACAAAGCCGCGCCCATCCACGCAACCTCTGGTTCGCCTAAAAAATTGGAATTTTGAGATGGCCAAGCAACCACCTAGCGCGAAGGTCAAGCAGCCGACCCGCGCGGCTGCCAAGCCTCCGACGCATAAGCCCAAGATGGTCAAGGGGTTTGACCTGAATACGGCTGCCGGCCGTTCGGCGTATAAGCGCTCCTTGCCGCGTGGTGGGCGCCAGCCCGACAAAGACTTCACCAACAGGCTGCGCGCAGAGGCCGCAGCAACGCCGCCAGACGCTCCTCCGAACCGCCGAGGACGCCCAACAGGGGTGCCGAACCAGAAGACCCGGGAGAAGCGCGAGGCGATCACAGACGCCATGCGGGACGTCTTCGCGGGTCTTACCCCCGCAGAGGTCGAGGCGATCAAGCCCTTAGACATCTTTCGGTTGATCACGCTCGCGGCCGTTCGCGCCGGGGACCACGCGCTGGCGATGCTCGGCGCGGAGAAGTGGGCACCCTATGTCCATGCCAAGCTCGCGCCGATCCAGGTGGATGCGGGCAATGGTACGAGTTCGACGGTGAACATCGTCGGGGGGCTGCCAGACTAGGTCCGACTGTGTTATAAAATTCGGGCCCGAGAAGCGCTTGCAACGCTCTTCGGGCCCTCACCCTAACTGCTGAATGAGAGCAAGAATATGGCTGATACGCACAATACCCTAAACGCATGCCCGTGCAAACTAGATGGTTGCGGGATTTATTCGATCACGAGCCCAGGTGGTGGGCAGTACATCGGGTCGACAGTCTCGTTCAAGAAGCGGTGGTACGAGCATCGTAGAATATTGCGACACGGCACACACCATAGCGCGGCGCTCCAGGCCGCTGCCAACAAATACGGAGTTGATACTCTTGTATTTGCGGTCGAGGAGCTCTGTTCTTCAGGGGATCGTTTAGCGGTTGAGCAGCGTTACCTCGATGCGCTTCGCCCGAGATACAACACGGCGAAAGATGCGAAGGCGCCTACTCTTGGTACAAAGCGAAGTGCGGAGAGCAGGGCAAAAATGCGAGCGTCGCACTTAGGTGTTAAACCATCCCCGGAATCGAGGGTTAAGGCTGTGGAGTCCAGAAAAGGCTACAGGCATTCCGAGGAGACCAAGCGCAAAATAGGTGACGCCAATGCGGGTAGGAAGTGCACCCCTGAGCAAATAGAAAAGAACCGAAACGCCAGAAAGGTTTCCGGGAAAGATCACCCTATGTGGGGGCGCCCATGCTCCGCTGCGCTCAAGGCTAGGCTCTCGGAAGTCCACACTGGGAAGATTATCTCCGAGGATATCCGACGCAGAACTTCTGAGACGAGGAAGGGGATGAACGTCGGCGGCAATAACCCACTGGCTCGGGCAGTCATCTGCAAAGAGACTAGCATGTTGTTCCCCTCTATGGCCGACGCAGTTTTGTGGCTTAAGTCGATCGGAAAAGAGAAGGCATCCAGCGCAGCTGTCGGGGCAGTCTGCCGAGGTAATACAAGACTTCGTACGGCCTACGGCTACGTTTGGCGGTACGCCGATCCAAAGAGGTAGCATGCCAGATATCGAGTTGCCCACGTTGCACGAAAGCCAAGCCCTAATTTATCGGGGCCGCACTAAGCGCAACGCTGTTCGGTGCGGGCGGCGCTGGGGGAAAACCGAATTTATGGTGACCCTCGCCGGGGATGCCGCAGCTAAGGGTAAAAAGGTCGGGCTATTCACACCTGAGCACAAGCAGTTGCAGGAGCCCTACGAAAGACTTCTGGAGATTCTCCAACCGATTAAGCGCCGGGCCAGTAAGACCGAAGGTACGATTCGAACGAAGTACGGAGGGCTCGTTGATTTCTGGTCACTGACCGATAACGAGCTCGCAGGACGTGGGCGCGACTATGACCTGGTCATGGTCGACGAAGCTGCCTTTACCAAGAATGACCAGATGCAGGGTATTTGGGAGCGCTCTATCGAGCCGACTATGCTGATCCCAAAAGGGGACGCCTGGGTTTTCTCAACGCCGAATGGGGAGGACCCAAAGAATTTCTTCTGGTGGGCATGCAATGACCCAAAATCAAAGTTTAAAGAGTTCCACGCGCCAACGAACTCTAACCCACTTGTGTCGCAGGATGAGTTCGACAGGATCAAGCTGGAGAACTCTCCGCTCGTGTTCGCTCAAGAGTACCTCGCAAAATGGGTTTCTTGGGCTGGCGCCCGATTCTTCCAGATCGAGAAATGCCTTGTAGGTGGCCAGGGCGTAGACTATCCGACTGTGTGCGACACGGTATTCGTCACGATAGACTCCGCGAGTAAAGCTGGGCCAAGCTCCGATGGTACAGGCGTCTGCTATTGGGCGCTTTCGCAACACTACGGTCACCCAGTAGTTTTGCTGGATTGGGACATTGTGCAACTCGATTCTGATTTGCTCATAACGTGGCTCCCAACAGTATTTCAACGCGCCCAAGAGCTTGCCGTTCAGTGCCGCGCCCGTACCGGGTTCAGCGGCGCGCTTATCGAGGACAAGGCGAGCGGCATCGTGCTTCTTCAGCATGGGCAACGCCATGGTTGGCCGGTCCAAGCGATTGACAGCAAGTTTACGGCGCTGGGTAAAGATCAACGCGCCATTGCCGTTTCGGGCCATGTCCACCAAGAAAAGATGAAGCTGAGTAAGCAAGCGCACGATAAGCAGACGGTCTACAAGACTCGTTCTGCGAATCATTTCGCATTACAATTTTTCGGGTACCAGATCGGGGTTAAGGATCAGCAAGATGACTTGCTGGACTGCGGTACGTACGGGCTTGCTGCTGCCCTCGGAAATTCGGAAGGATTCTAGGATGTCAGGTGCAGTAACAACCGGCGCCGCGGACTTCGGGCCGAGCTTCACGTTCGTGAACGGCTCGCAGGTCGGTTCGCAGCTGATGACCTTGCTCTCCGCCGAGGATCTGATCCCGGGCGCCGAGCCTTCGTATCAGCTCTGCAAAACCATCTACGCCTGGCACCCCGTCGGTAAGAAGATGGTCGACACGCCGCTGGCGATCGCCCAGTCGCAGCAGCGCCTGATCTCGATCACCAAGGGCCCGGAGGACCGCGTTAAGGAGGCGTTCCTCCGCCAGTGGAAGGAAGACAAGGCCGACCGACATATCCTGAACACCGCGCGCCTGTCGCGGATCTACGGTATCGGCGCCATCGTGCTCGGCGCCCTCGACGAGCCCACCGACCAGCCGCTCGACTTCAGTAAGCTGGCGGATCTGTCGATCTACTTCAATGAGGTGGATCCGCTGAACACGGCCGGCTCGCTGGTCCTGAACCAGGATCCGAACGCGCCGGACTTCCAGAAGCACGGCGACATTGCGGTGAACGGTAAAACCTACCACCGCTCGCGGTGCGTGGTGCTGATGAACGAGGACCCGTTGTACATCGAGTACAGCACCTCGGCCTTCGGCTATGTCGGTCGCTCGGTCTACCAGCGCGCGTTGTTTCCGCTGAAGTCCTTCGTGCAGACGATGATCACGGATGACATGATCTCGCGGAAGGCTGGACTCCTGATCGCGAAGATCAAGCAGGCCGGCTCGATGGTCAACGGGCTTATGGAGAAGCTGCAGGACTTCAAGCGCCGGCTGCTGAACCAGAGCTCCACGAACCACACCGTCTCGATCGGCCACGAGGATTCGGTCGAGTCGCTGAACCTCAATAACATTGACGGCGCCGGCAAGTTCGCGCGGACCAACATCCTAGAGAACATCGCCCTGGCGGCCGACATGCCGGCGAAGATCATCAACAACGAAACCTTCGCAGAGGGTTTCGGCGAAGGCACCGAGGACGCCAAGAACGTAGCGCGCTATATCGAGACCGTAAGAAACGACCTCGGTCCGCTCTATGATTTCTTTGACAAGGTCATCCAGTACCGCGCGTGGAATCGAGACTTTTATGCCACGATCCAGGCTGAGTTTCCCGAGGAGTACGGCAACCGCTCCTTCGAAGACGCATTCTACGAGTGGTCCAATAACTTCCACGCCGAATGGCCGTCTCTGCTCATCGAGCCGGACTCCAAGAAGGCGGAGGGCGAAAAGGTCAAACTGGAGACCTTGATCTCGACCGTCGAGGTCCTGCTGCCAT